CCGACTGAGTCGATCACTACAATAACACGGTCACCACGCTTGATCTCCTCAAACTGATGCATGATGTCGAACTTGAGTTGCTCAACGTCAGTGATCGGAGTATGAAGCACACGAGAGGTATCGATGCCGAACGAGTCAAAGTATGACTGCGGCGTACCGAACTCTGAGTCATAGAAGAGCATCACTGCATCTTCGTATGTGTCCATATATGCCTTGGCCATCAAGAGACTAAACGAAGTCTTGAAGTGCTTTGATGGACCTGCCCAGATAGTGAGACCTGGCACGAAACCACCATTGATTTTGCCACTTAGCGCAATATTGATTGCCGGCACGGTTGTACGCACCATGTCCTTGGCATTAAAAAACTTAGAGTCTGATAAGATATCTGAGTCTTTGATTGTAGTATTTTTACGTAGTTTATTTAATAGATCCGACATATGTCCTCCTTGTATTATCAGTATAGCACGAAATATGAATAATGTACATCAAGAATTGATGACAGTCTGCAACTTTTTCTTAAATTCTTCAATCTTAGCTGCTCTATTTGGCCAATGGATATAAGCATTTTTGTCTGCGTCTTTGACAAGATTATTTAAAAGTGGCAAGACCATCTTATAAATTTGTTCGGCCTTGAGTTGACCTTCTTGTGTTGCTGCCTCTGCCTGGGCAAACACGTCATCGCTAACTGATGTAAAGCCGAAGTCGAAGTCGTCTAGTTCTGTAATATTACTCATGAAAAGAAATCCTCTAATGATGCACGTTTCTCTACGTGCCAGCCGATGGTATTGATAATTGATTCGATAGGTTTGATGTATGCCTTGTCGAACTGCAACTCACGGTTGATGAACGGTTCTAGACCAAACTCTTTCGGGAGTGTAGACGGGCAAGAGATGACATGTTCCTTTGTAGGATTCGGCTTCTTAAGATAAGCGAACTTAATCTTTTCACCTGAGCCGATGGTTTCATATTTATTCTGAAGCTTGAGATCCTTGACAATTTTATTGTAGACCACGGCCCCACGTACGTGGATGGGACAACCAGACTGGAACTGGCCGGCCATGAAGTATTTCTCCATGTCCTTCACAGAACTGGTAAAGGCAATCTCATCGAAAGGAAGTGTATTAAACTTGACACGGAAGTCAGCAACATACTGGTGAAGTGTTGCCTCATCCTCGTTCATGATAATCTCAAGGGACTTCTTAATAGAGTCACGGCATGACGGAGGAGTCGATGAACGAACAGCTTCGATGCCCATCATCTTGAGCTTTGGCTTGTCGTACTGCACACCCTCTGAGTTCCAGACGTTGAGGATGTACATCTTCTTTGCCTTCCAGATACCCTTGTTGGCGATGTTCTCACGCTTCATCTGCATCTTCTGTGCATATGCATGCATGTTGTCTGCAAGTTCTTGATAGGCACGATCGATGAATGGTTCGATCTTTTGTCGGCATGCCTCGTCGATAAACTTTACGATATCGACATCTGCTGCACCGTTAGGATACATCATGTGGACCAGATACTCAAGCGTGATATAGATTGAGTCGGTATCTGATGCGATAACGTAGTCCATATTCTCGGTCTTGAAGAGACGGTTGAGATACTCGTTCATCTTCTTCTCGATCCAGCGGATGGACAGCTGACCAGACATAGTGATTGCTTCAGCATGGTTGATGTCGAACCAACGGAAGTACTTGTTGCCGAGTGCACCATAAGCCGAGTTGAGCTGAATCTTCTTGGCCATTTGCATGTTGTCAAGTCGTGCAATTTCTTTGAGGAGTTTCTTATCCTTAGACTTCTCGTATTGCTTCTTGACTTCGATCATCTCTTTCTTGTAGCGAGTACGATCGTTATACATACGGTCCATCAGGCTGGGGAGGAAGCCACGTTTCTCCTTCGAATATATACAAAGGTTGGCGGCGAGAGCACAGTTCGTTTTATCAAGATATTCACCGAACTTCTCTGCGCCACCAACAAGTAGGTCGTCGATCGTCACCTTATCATTCAAGCGAGTAACAAACGTCTCGGGGGAGATATTGTACTGCATGATAAGGTGAGGGTAAAGGGAGTTAAGATCGAACGACACAACCCATTTACTTAGACCAGTCTTTGGTTCCTTGACGTGGCCGCCGACTAGTGTACCATCATTAGCTTTACCGAATGGATTCACAACTATGTTGCGATCCATCAGATAGTTGTGGGTAATGATATCCCACTGCTTCACGGATGCAAGACAATCATTATAGTTGATCTTAGCATCGTATGCCATAGCATAGACCAGCTCGATGAGCTTTAGTTTGTCCTCAAGCTTTTCTACGATCTCAACGTCATGGATGTTGTATTCCATATACTTTTGAAAGTTATTAAGACGAAGGTCATCTAGGCCATCATACTCAGAGTAGTCAAGCTTAGGCATATCAAGTTCTACTGAACCGATGTGATCGAGCTTGTATGATTCACGTGTAACGTACGTGAACTTCTTGTAAAGCTGCATGTAGTCAAGAACAGACACGCCAACCGGAGTGTATGCTACATTGGTACGACCCCGGATCTCTACCTTGTAGTCACGTAGAATTCCCCAGGGGGACAATCGATTTGCGGAGGCGTCACCGAGTACGCGTTTGATTCGGTTGATAATGTACGGAATGTCGAAGAACTCGATGTTCCAGCCGGTGACAACGTCAGGGCTGAACTCAGGTCCTTCCCAAACTCCCAGAAACGACTCGAGGAGAGCGGCTTCATCTTTACATTTAAAGTATTTGACATTAGGTTGATGCTCCTTGTATTCACCGCATCCAAAAGAAATCTTTTTACCATTGCGGCCGATGGTAATAGCTGTAATCTCATTCTGTGCCAGATCGATATCAGGGAAACCACCGTCGATGGCAGTTTCGATGTCGATTGAACAAACAGAAACATGGGCAGGATCGTAGTTGATCGTACCCCTATAGTTATCATAAATGTACATGTATTGAAAGTCAGCCAAGCCATAAATACTCATGCCGCTGACATTGTCATACTGGTTAAGGAACTCACGCGCCTCGTACATAGAGTCAAAGTCTACGCGTCCGACGTACTCACCCTTAAGGTTTGTGTACTCGGTGGATTTATTAGAAGGAATAAATAAGTACGGCTTATACTTGGTGGAAAACTTATACGGTGTCCCGTCTTTGATTCCCCGAACCAGAATATTACCTTTATGCCGCGTTATATTTGTGTAAAAATTCATGAGGACTCCTTATGGCCAATCTTAAATATACCACGTGCTTGAATATATGTACACATAAAAGGAACAAAAGATGAAATTAACTGAACATTTTTCTCTAGCAGAGATGATCGTTTCTCCTACGGCCAAAAGACTTGGCCTAAGCAACACACCAACACCAGAACATATCGAGAACATGCGCTACTGCTGTGAGAAGATCCTCGAGCCAGTACGTGCTAAGTTTGGTCCTGTGACTATTAACTCATCGTACCGTGCACCACTTGTCAATAAGGCAGTCGGCGGTTCGAAAACATCTCAACACGTCAACGGCCAGGCAATTGACTTTGAAGTGAAGGGTGTCGATAACAAAACGGTTGCAGACTGGGTTGCAGATAACCTAGAGTTTGACCAAGTGATTCTTGAGTTCTATACTAAAGGTGATACTAACTCAGGATGGGTTCACGCTTCGATCAAGAAGGGTGGCGGTAATCGTAAGTTGCGTATGATTGCTTCGAAATCAAAGGCAGGCGGAACAGTATACACTACTGTTGCTGATTTTGATCCGTCAACGACTCGCGAAGCAGGAGCTCCTCAAGTAACTGGTCAAGTAGCTCCGAAGCCGACAGCGGCTGCTCCAAAGGCAGCTGCAGCTGTTGCGGGTCTTGGTCCATTGGCTGCTCTCCAAACTAAATGCGGTATAACCGCTGATGGTAAGTGGGGTCCTGGTACTTATAAGGCTGCAAGAGACTTCTTTAAACTGTCGAACACTCAAGCAGCTCACTTCTTTGGTCAGTGCGCTCACGAGTCAGGTGGATTCAAAGTATTCTCAGAGAACCTTAACTACTCGGACAAGGGTCTAAATGGCATCTTCAAGAAGTACTTCCCTACAATCGCTTCGACTGCAGGATATGCACGCAAGCCAGAGAAGATTGCAAACAAAGTATATGCTAATCGGATGGGGAACGGATCAGAAGCCTCTGGAGATGGCTGGAAGTACCGTGGTCGAGGCCCGATCCAACTGACCGGGAAAGACAACTATACAGCCTTTGCCGCTGACGTAAAACGTCCTGACGTCTTGACGAATCCTGATCTTGTGGTTGGTGAGTTGGCCTTCGAGTCTGCATTGTGGTTCTTCCGTAAGAATGGTCTGTTAGCGATTGCAGACAAAGGGGTAACCGATGCAATCATCACTCAGATTACAAAGCGTGTTAATGGTGGAACTCATGGCCTAGATGATAGGCTTAAGAAAACCAAACAGTACGCCAACTGGGGTTAAGATTAAAGGGGAGGTTTCGGCCTCCCCTTTTTTATATTACTTTACCTTGCCTTCTGCTACACATTCGGCAGCATCGGAAGGATATTCTTCGTCGGTAATTTCTACCTTCTTTGGTTTCTTTTCTTCTGGAATAAATGCTTCCAACCAAATTTTCAGCATACCATTAACTAGAGAAGAACTCTTTACCTCTACGTTATCTGCAAGAGTGAATTCACGTTTGAATCCTCGCTCAGCAATTCCCTTGTAAAGATATTCAGTAGACTCAGGTGAGTCGCAGTTTCCGCGAATACTCAACCGGCCTTCTTGCAATTCAATATCAATATCTGCCTTACCGAAACCAGCAACTGCTAGTTCGATTACATATCGATTCTCATCGACTTTCTTGATATTGTATGGGGGATATTTGATTGGCATCATCTGTGCCGACTGATCAGCAATGTCTGCCAACCTCTTCATGACGCGATCCGCGCCAACAAAATAACGATCCATGTTTGGAATACTTTTTGTATCAAAATTCATATTTTGCTCCTATTAAGCGAGTTTAAAATGTGCCACCCATTAGGCGTGACGGTTTTATTTATACGGTTTACTTAGCTTTTTTAATACGTTCACGCAAACCAGATGAACTATAGTTGTGCTTACGCGAGCAGTAGTGGATAGGAATGTCGAGATCAGATCCAGTAAATTCTGTCTGATTAATGTAATCCATACCAAGGAAACGAACGTCCCAGTCAAAACCGGCAAGTAAGTTGTAGAGATCTGCCTCAGTGTCGTATGGAACGATCTGGTCGACAAACTTACATGCCTCCAACTGAATATAACGCTCGGACAGAGCTTGAACAGGCTTGTTCTTCTCAGGACGATCAATCGTAGGATCTGACTGGAGGGCCACAACCAAACGATCGCATTCATCCTTTGCTTCCATCAGCATAAGGACGTGACCCGCATGAAACAGATCAAAACAACTCGCTACAATGCCTACACGTTCTTCAGCCATTATACAAACGCCTTAATAATTAAAACAAATACTACAATAATGAGAATTTGAGTTAAACAACCTTTTTTTGTTAACCCTTCCCACATCTCTCGTTGGCGAGGATGATTAGTCATACTCGATACCTTCGTCTTGTTTACGACCCATGTAGTGGTCATCACTTACACAATGAAATTGTGCCTGCAGACTGGTATTGACGATAGTCTTTGTCACTTGTCCAGCAAACTCTACGCACTGCTCTTTACTTGCAGTCTCATAGATATCTTTTGCAAAGTATTCACCGTCGGCGGTGAACAGATATACGATTAACCAAAAACTCATATCAATTTCCTTTATATTGAACCCATTTTGCATACAGGCCAACTTCGCGGCCGTATGCTTCGATCTCCCATGGAGCATCGAAGTAATGATCTTCTTTGCCCTTTGGCTTCCAGATTTCTCCCATCCACTTACTGTAGATTTTGAGGCCGCCACGAGCAGCAACCGCATGGCCAGTACGAAGTTCGTTTTTGGCATGTTGTTTGACATGCACCATTTCATGGCCAAGAGTTTTGATCATGTCTTTGATGTCTAGACTCTTGAGGCCGATTGTGAACCACCGAGGATTCTTAAAACCGTCTTCATCCACACACTCACCTTCAACATCAAGGTTATTGTAAACTTCGATGTCCAGAGTGAGGTTGCGGACCATGCGAGGATCCATCAGTTGATTTGCAAAGAACTCTGCCGCTTCCTTAAGGAGAGCTTTTTCTTTACGCTTGCCAATCATACCGGTGATCGTGATGTTCATGTTGTTATCCTTCATCATTATAGGTTCATCCTATCATGAAAATGGATTAATGTACACAGTTATTTTGAGGTGGCGCGATAAATTCCGTCCCAATTTGCAGGAGCCTTCTTCATCTCGTTCATACGGACAATCATTGCATCATAGTACACGAACAATTCACCGTTCCACAATGGACCCATCTCATAAGCCATTGCCAAAGCTCTACCCCAATCTCCCGAACGGTATGCCTCTAAGAATCGGTTGTGTGCCTTTTCAGCAGCCGGATCAAACTTCTCTACGATCGTAAAGATACGTGCTGGCTCAGTCTTACCTTTAACAGCAATCAGATCGAGCTCGATTACTTGGTATACATCCCTAACCAGTTCGGCCGTTTTAGGTCCGACGATGAGTTTGACTCCATAAGGCTTGGATTGACCTTCGAGACGAGCAGCCAGATTAACGCCGTCGCCCAAGCAAGTATAATCAAAACGTTGATCGCTGCCCATATTGCCAACAACCACAGTGGCAGTGTTAATACCAAGGCCCATACCGAAAGCTGGAATGCCTTCTTTTTCAACTTCTTCATTAAATGTCTCCAAGTCCTTAAGCATGTCCATGGCCGTACGTACAGCATTCTTAGCATGGTCTGCATCGTCGAGCGGTGCGTTCCAGAATGCCATCTGAGCATCACCAATATACTTATCGAGTGTACCATTGTTATCGATAATACGTTTTGTCATGGCAGTCATGTAACGGTTCATAATCTTTGTCAGACCTTGAACATCCTCACCATAGTGCTCTGAGATCGTAGTGAAGCCACGAACGTCGGTGAACATGATTGATAGCTCTCTGCTCTCGCCACCAAGTGCCAGAAGTTCAGGATTCTTTTGTAGCTTCTCAACCATAGCAGGTGACAGATACGTACCAAACTGCTTCTTAATCTGTTGTTTCTGTAAGAACTCTGAGATGAACTTGACCGTATAGATGTGCATATAGATCAGAAGTGCAGCAAGAATATTATAGCTTACATCTAACATTATACCATATTTTGCAAATAAGTACATCGGAAAATAAAGGTATGCGCCAAACAATACGGCGATATATATAATTGAGAACCTAAAACGTGAGAACACGATCATTGCAAGTGTGAGAAGTAAGAATGTCCCAAGATCTACCAAAGGTGTCCAGTTTGGAATCGAAACCGAATCCCCAGCAACAAGTGTCTCCAGAAGACTGGCTTGTACCTGATGGGGATAGCGCTCACCTTGTGGAGTCGCTACAGGGTTGGCAACTCCAGCAGCAGTTACTCCAAGCACAACCATCTTACCCGTTAGATCCGGAAGAGATTGAGCACCGTATTCATATGTTGGAAAAACATAGTTCGGGTTTATAAACACACGTCCATATTCATCTGTTTTAATAGTGTCAAATTGAGGAACACGTAATGCTTCAACACCGGTCTGATTTATCTTCGCTTGATACGAAGGATCTCCAGCAGCTACACGCAACATCTCTAGAGCAAATGCGGGGTAATATTCGCCAGATGATTGAGCTAGAAGAGGAACTCGCCTTACGACCCCATCTGCCTCAGGTAGGGTCGATGTTATCCCTACACCGGCTGCGGCTTCTTGAAGAGGTGCGATATTACTTAGAACGCATGGATATTGAGGAAGAAATTCGGTTGCTTCTCCATCGCCGACTACGGCAACGCCTGTCCTCCGAATTGTCGCACTTGCCTGGGGTGAACCTTGGCCAGATGTCGATCCAGCAGTACAGTCAGCGGAAACAGTCTGACTAAGAACAGCCGGATACTTGTTTAACGCATCGACAAGAGCTCTATCAGTACCCAACCTGTCAGGCTCAGGCATAAGTATAGTACTACCAACAAGACCAGCCCCTCTGCCATAAATGTCACTAAGAATTTTAGCGTGGACTTCGCGCGGGAAAGGCCACTGTCCGTATTTTTCAATTGCTTTCTCCCCAAGATTAACTACAACAATCTGTTCTGATTGCTTGGCATCACCCAACATAAGATAGTCGTAAAACTTAAGTCTAGCCGACTCTACTAAAAATGGATCTTGTAACTTTACCACAAGCAGTATTGCAAAAGTAAAGAGGGCTAACCACGGTGACAGGAGTGGTTTAATCGCTTTGTTTAACATTGATAATAGTTCCTCCCGCCGGGTCGTTTATTTCTACTAGGAATGACTTTCCATTGCTATCTATATATAATGTTTTGCTATCATCTTTTTTAAATCTTACATCAACAGTGGTACTCAATGTTCTTACAAGACGAATGCTATCGCCTGAAAGAATGGTTGTGATTTGAGTTACGTTATCAAGACCGAATGTAGTACCACACAACTTTGTACCTTCTCTGGTAACACAATCACCTCCGGCAAGACTATCATCAAGGAAGTCTTCTCCAAGAAAGTTAGCATCAATTGCATTAATGTCAAGATCTGAGCTGGCCAACTGATCTTCTTTCAGATCATCTTTTGCCAGGAAGTCTACGTCTAGTTCAGACAAGTCTAGAATATTTGATCTGGTTTCTCCATCATTCTCATCAGATGCAACTTCTTCGGCTGGCGATACAATCAACATGTTATCAATCTGATCGAGAGTCAGATTCAGGATTACAGGTCGAGTCGGTCTGCTATCAGCCGTCGATACGATTGTGGCCTGAAAAGCTTTCGTAAGAATTACAAATCCGGCACCATTTGATACCGTGATTTCTCCGACGGATCCATCTGGTTCTGGCAATAGGATAACAAGGCTCTTGCCAAAGTCATCTACGGTTGCTGCGAAGTCTGTACCACGAACAGCAATTGTGGCTGATGGTGTACGAAGGTTGATGTTGCCTTTGTTCATCTTACCAGACTTGCCGGTGGCGAATCGAGCGGTTCCTGAGGCAAACTTGAGAGCCATTCTTGAAGTGGATGGTCTGCCACTATAGACAAAGTCGTCAATCACTAGCTTCGAGTGTTCAGTGACCTTAACGGTAGAGTCGTCGATAAACTTGATCTCGACTCTACCGTTTCCAGTCTGTACTCTATCTAACTTAGCAATGGGTAACTGAAGTCGTGTAGGAACCTTAGTGGCTTTCTTTACAACTTCGCTATTACCACGAGCCTGCGTTACGTTGCCAATATTAGCATGGGCCGCCGGCGTTACACTGGTTAATAACCATAGTGCTGCCAGTGCTTGTGCTATTAATCTTGATTGTGTCAACATTCGTCGTACTCTTCTGATTTACGGTAACATTGTTTGTGCTGCCCGTAAGTACCATTTCAACGTTCTTGCCTGCAGTACCATCTTGTACCATTGTAATGGTATTACCGTCACCTGCAACAGTCATGTCATTCACAACATCATCGGTATTGATGGTTGATGTGTAAGTGTTGGTGTCACCAGTGAACGTAATGTTCTGTGTAGCACCAGTCGATGATGCTGCAGTACCTTGGTTGAATGTCAGGTTGTTCGAATCACCTGTGACTGCAAGAGTCTTGGTTGAACCAGAAACGCTTGCCGCATCGCCCATATCGTATGTGACTGTGTTGTTGTCACCTGTTATAGTCGAATCTATGTCAAGGTTATCAGCCTGTGTAATAGAACCTTGGATTACGTTACCGTTACCTTCTTGTGTTGATGTGATTGTCTGGTTGTTACCTTCGATCACAACACGGTTTTGCTCAGATCCGATACGGTTGTTTTGACCCTTTTGGGTAACTGTAATTGTGCTACCGTTACCAACTTGGTCGATAAAAATCGAGTTAGTCGTCGACTGAGCATAAGCTAACGAACTCGTCATCAAAGACATAATGAAAAGTACTAATGACTTTTTCATTTTTCTTCTTCCTTGTATTGAAAGTATCCCTTAGAGATACCTTGTTTAATTAACTGTAATACCGCTTCCTCAATAGCCATCTTAACCGCCATAGTGTTAGCTTCATTCTCAGTCATTCCGGCCTCGGCTTCTACAAGCTTTGTACCGACATCTACAAATTTAAAAACTGAAAGATCTCTACCGACTGATAGAACAGTCTTTGAAACCTGTACATTTAAAATAACTTCTCCGGTGTTTGTATTCACACCACGCAACGCAATAACCACTTGATCTTTACGATATACGGTTGAACCGCCGATACCAAGATACCGTGCACCCGCGCCACCTGTCTGGATATTACTATCATAGCCGATAATTCCACCTTGGATAATCAAACCGGCAAATAACATTGGCTCGAGTTTGTTGGCACCCTCTCCAATATATTCTTCACGTGTCTGTCTGACGATCTGGCGTTCCTTTGCAAGATCGTCAACACGATTACGTTCAACAACTCTGAACCATGAACCACCACCAGCCTCTGTCAGCGCAGAGATCAAAAGCGCTGTACCGCCTTGAGTTACTGCAGTTGAAATGCTGGCAATACCATCTTTATCTCTTCTTTGACCAGTCAGATCTGGAAAGTCATAGACAGCAACAACTGCTTGTCTTATTGGAGGCGAAAGACTTTGCAGTTCTTTTACTTCCAGTTGAACAAGCTTTGGTTTATCCTGAAGCTGAAGCACTCCAGAACCCATGGACATGCATCCACCAAGCATTAATGGTAATAATAAAGCCGACCAACGCATTACCATTTGAAACCACTTGTTGGAATGATAATCTCGGTTGTGTTACCTGCACTGTCGGTAATTGAAAGAGTAATCTCAGTATCAGTTTTCTTGTACTTAATAGAGTTACCTTCAAGAGCAAACTCACCTTCTTCGCCACCCATCTCACCGAAAAGGTTATTCGTCAATTGTTGTGCAAGTTGAGAATAGATACGCGATTGAAGATTGTTCATGAACCGGTTAAGGATAGAGTTTTTTTCTTCTAATGCTTGTGCCTTAAGGTCGGCTTCTATCTTGTCGGCAATTGCTTTTTTTCTTGTGGTCTCTTGATTCTCAATAGTCAGCCACTGCGCTCCGGCGTTGACACCAGAGAAAGAAGGATTTTTAAATTGATATACTAGTTCACTTGCTTGCGCTGGCTGGCTTACTAGCAGCAGCGGGAGCAGCAGAAGACTCTTTCTCATCTGGTTTATCCTTCTTCAATTTCAACTCTTTATCAGAAGAAAGATTAAATTCAATCGAAAAGACTTTAAGGAGCTCAATCTTTAGATTTATAGTCACTGTGATCCTCCTTTATCTGCAATACAACATTCACCTTCTGGTTTAATCGAATGAGATCGTTATCTAGCATACGAATACGATCGATCAGCGCGATTAAAATAACATTAGTTTCGCCGATTAACGGCATCAATTTATCGGTTACGAACTTATAGATGAACCACACAAAGTACCCCATCCCTACCGCAGCAACGATAGGAAATCCATATTGTTTTACAAGCTCTGCAATTAATTGCGGATCCATTAGTCTCTCCGAGCGTCGTTCTTACCGTCTGCTCGTGCGATTCTATCTAGATCTGGTCTTAGACCTAGAGCGGAACTTACCACTGCGTCAACGCGAATAATATCATGGTTCATAGTTTTCACACGATTATCTAACCCCATAATAATACCCTGCATTCCCTTGATTGCCTTTACGACACTCTCGAGAATATAGTTGATGACAAAATAAACGAAAACCCCACCGAGCAATGCTGCTGCGATGGGGAAACCGACGTCACCGATAAGTTTAAAAATAGCATCGTAACCCATGCATTTATTTATGCATTGGTTAACTTTCCACTATACAATAACTCCAATTAAAAGAATACCAACAACAAACGCATTTACTGCAATCAACGCTTTATCTTTTGCAGCAAACCCAGCATATCCCCAGAGACCAGCACCGGCGATAGAGATGAGAAGATCTGCTGCGTGATAATCAAATGCACGGCAAGTCGCAGCAACGACAACACATGCAGTTCCAACCCACTTTGCAGTTTCGAGGAACATGTTCTTTTCTACAACTTTAGTCATAATCAAATTTCCTCAAAACCGAACGAAGCGCAACGGAACTTAGTGCCGTTATATTCGAGGATGTCGCCTACTGACATCGAAGAAACTGCACGAGTAATCTTTTGGACCTTATCGCTATTCCAAAGGTTCATATACTCAAAAGCTTTTTCCATGTCACGGGTATCAACCGTAGCAACATGAGTGTAGTACTGGAAGTTCTCAGCTTTAAATTTACCTTCGAAGCTACGATCGAAGTAAGCCTTGATACGGTCGCTAGTTTCACCGCTGTTAATCATGTCGAATTCAGCGTCTGTAAGTTGGATTTGATAAACCTTAATCATTTTAAAACTTCCTTTTCACTCTTGATATATCCATTCTACAGCGGTTTTCATATATTGTACATAAAAAAATGCGGCCAGAATCAATCCAGCCGCATTTTTTTAAAATTAATCGTCGATATATGTTAGGGCATCAGCAACCTTACGCCATAGATTTCTAAAGGCCGGGTTCTTTGCCCTTTGCATTGCCAAACGTGCGAGAGTTAGTCGTTGTCGTGTGATAGTCTTCATTTATGTTCTCTCCCATAAAATCAAAATCAATATTATCGATTTCTTTGAATAGACGGTAACCTAGATAGGAAAGGATTCCTACAACAGCTACACCGATTACTACCTTCTTATCCATTTTCTTTCAACCAATTTAAGATGTTTTCTGGGGAAGTCTCACCGTATGGATCGCCTTCTGCGTTGTCTTCCATGCCAGGTTCGATGAACCACTTCTCGATCTTGCCGTTGTTGACGATACATGCATAACGCCACGAGCGTTCACCGAAACCGAGGTTGTCCTTGTAGACACACATCTTCATCTTGTGAGTGAACTTACACGACCCATCAGGAATCATCTTTACCTTCTTAATCTTCTGTTGTTTAGCCCAACAGTTCATCACGAAAGCGTCGTTGACCGATACGCAGAGAATATCGTCGATACCAAGTTCCTTGAATGCCTTGAAGTTTTCTTCAAAACCAGGAAGCTGATATGTCGAGCATGTTGGAGTGAATGCACCGGGAAGTGAGAAGAGAACTACACGCTTCTTAGCAAAGTAGTCGAACGAAGTCTTGTCTTCCCAGCGATACGGATTGTCTCCGCCAATCGACTCATCGCGTACGCGAGTCTTAAACACAATGTTAGGAACAACCACAGGCAATTCCTGAGTATTGTCATCATACTTGTTCCATGAACGTTTAACTGAAATTGTTTCTACCATTATATGTTCCTTACCAATGATGGATTGCATTTGCAATCAGAAAAATGTTTGCTATGACGGATTGAACAATAATCAACGTCCGGATCCAAGCGACTTTATCAGACTCGCGATCACAAGGAGTTGCTTTCTCACCTAAAGCTTTTGCCCAAATACGCCACATAACTAACTCCATGAATAAAAGCGAAGTGGGAGGATTCAGTTGTACCTCCATGACCCAGTCAATTACTATCTGTAATCTCAGCCAACGACTCGTTCCTGGTTAGGGGGAGGACCACTCCCCGAGTCTACCTTATCCCCACTGACGAGGGGATTATTCAGTCACACTTCTTACAGCCTCCGTCGAGGCTGATATACGGAGTCGGGCGTGGTAACGATCCACATTCGTCTCAGGGCCATTGCCCATTCCGACAGCACCATGCTATACCCAACAAAACTGGCTCCCCGGGAGGGATTCGAACCCCCGACCAATTGATTAACAGTCAACTGCTCTACCACTGAGCTACCAGGGAATAAACTTTATTTTAACTTTTTTAATTCGTTATCGATATACAACTTAGCTGCATTCATGATTTCGCGAATCGCTGCCTTCTCGGCAGGAGTTGCACCCATCCCTTGAACGTAAAGGTTGACATCAATCGATTGAGAACCTGGACCATCACTCTCGTCGAGGGTGTGTTCGCTAATATTCAATTCAACTTTATTAATCATAGTATAATCCTATTTATATATGGTGCCCTCGGTAGGATTCGAGCCTACAACCGTTTGATTCGTAATCAAGTGCTCTATCCAGTTGAGCTACGAGGGCATGGTACCCGATGACGGGATTGAACCGCCGGCCT